CCTCACAACGTCAACGGCTTCCCTCACCAAGTAGTCTCTACTGCCACTAACAACGTAATCAAACTAGACCACTTCGTCCGCATGCGCTTGGCCTTCGATAAGGCAAACGTTCCGGCTGAAGGTCGTATTGCTTTGGTTGACCCTGTTGTTGAAGCAACACTGGCTAAGTACGTCACTCTAACCTCGAACATCACTCCGTATGCGGTAGCGATCATCGAAGGTGGTTTGGCTCGTGGCCAACGCTTCGTACACTCGATCTATGGCTGGGACATCATCACTTCCAACCGTCTGCCTGTTCGCTCGTACAACGATGGCACCACTACCTTCACCGGTGTGGCTAACATCTTCATGTCCGTGCTGGATGACCAGACCAAGCCAGTGATGGGCGCATGGCGTCGTATGCCTAAGTCTGAAGGTGAGCGTAACAAAGACCGTGCTCGTGATGAGTTCGTTGTTCGTTGCCGCTACGGCTTCGGCATCCAACGTGAAGATACCCTTGGTATCGTCGTCACGTCGACCTCCAGCATCGTTCCTGACCTCACTTAATAAGGACTTAGACTAATGGCATATGAAAACACTGCCGGTCTCAACGTCACTAACCAGTACGGTCCTCGGACCACTGGTGGTGCTCGTGGCGTTTACGAGATTGACGGCTACAAAAACGAGTTCGTAGTTGACGGTGTTGATGTTGGCATCCAGTACCTGTTCCCTCGCGGTGACGGTATTCGTGTGTACTACATCGACAAGACCTTTGCAACTGGCACCATTACCTCGATTAAGATCGGCGGTATTGAAGTCAACGGTGCAACTGATGCAGCCCCTGTTCAGCTTTACAAAGAGAACGTGGGTACCATCGTTGTTACTGGTATGACTGGTGGTAAGTTGATCATCGGTTACAAAAACGTAGCTGGCGATAAAGATCTACGCGGCCCTGCATTCCCTCCATACAAGGATCAGATCGTTACTTCGGTATCGGTTACTTCCGCAACTATGGCTCTGGGCGTAGGCGCAACTGGTCAGATCTCCGCTCTGGCACTTCCAGCTTCGGCACCACAGACTTTCGACTACGTGTCGGCTGACGTGACCAAGGCTACTGTGAGTGCTCTGGGTGTTGTGACTGGTGTTGCTGCTGGTACTTCGGTTATCACCGTTCGTGCTGCTGGCGATTACACCAAGACCGCAACCGTCACCGTTACCGTTTCCTAATAAGAACAGTAGCATGACGCCCTTGCCAATCTTTGAGGATTGGCTTGGGCATTTAAGCCAGTCATTCAGCAATGGGTGGCTGGCTTTTTTATTGGGAGAAATTCATGGAGCACGTACTAATTTCGGATGCTGATAGGCACGAGCCTAAGCACGCATCTACGGCTTTGGTAGGTCAGTTGCTCAAGTCCGCTGGTGCAGGCGTAACAGCCTTTAGCTATCTGGATTGGTCTGAGGTCACTAACAAACCAACTGTGACCTCTTACACGACCATCCTCACTGGCACCTCCGTAGCAGCTAGCCAACAACCAAGTGCAACCGGCACACCACTAAAGGTGGAGTTCGGTCCAGCACAAACCACTGCCAACGTAACCCTGTCTGCCACCGGTGACTTGACTTTCGTTACTGCTGGTCAATACCTGATTACTCTAGACTTCGGCCTTGGCCGTACTGCTGGTGCAGGTGATGCGTACCTGTTCAACCGCTTCCTTATTGGTGGTACACAGTTCGGTAGCTCTACTGCTTTCAGGATGCCCGACCAAACTGTTGTGACACCTTACAGCGTGAGCTTCGGTGTGACTGTAACTGCTGGCCAGGTATTCACTACTGAGATCCTCCGTGATGCTGCTGGCATCAACAGCGGTGGCCTCTTCCAGTTGACCCCCACTTTGGCTGGCTGGGCTGCTTCCCCAAGCGCCTCTATCAGCGTGAGTAAGTTCACAGGGCTTGTCTAATGGCTGCTACTAAGAAGACTCTGCTAGAGTTGACTCAGGACATCCTGAACGACATGGATAGCGATGAAGTCAACAGTATCACTGATACTATTGAGTCTGTCCAAGTAGCTCAGATCATCCGAGCAACCTATGAAGCTATGATGAGCAACCGTAACTGGTCTCATCAACGTCGCCTACTGACCCTTGAGCCTTTTGCTGACACAGCCTTGCCTACGCATGTGACTGTTCAGGAAACGATCAAGGAGATGATCAGCGTCGCCTACAACTGCTCCAAGCTAGGTGAGACCCGTCGGTTCTATCAGCCAGTTTACTGGGTTGAGCCAGACGACTTCCTGCGGATCAGCAACACTCGTAACACTGACGAAGCTAACATTGACGTCGTGTATGACTCGCCTGACCTACCACTGTTTATCCGTAACGACCAACAACCCAAGTACTTCACCAGTTTCAATGACAACGTAATCATCTTTGATGCTTACAACAAAGCCATTGATAACACAATCCAAGCCTCGAAGATCCAAGCCATGGCCTACATCATGCCTGATTGGATTCACGAAGATGACCACATCCCTGATCTGCCCATCGACGCCTTCACAGCCCTGCTGGAAGAGGCTAAGAGCCGATGCTTCGTTAAACTGAAGCAACAGAGTGATGTGACTGCTGCAACTGAAGCTCGTCGCCAGCAAGCCTGGCTGAGTCGTAAGGAGTGGCGAGTTGCTGGTGGTGTCAAGTATCCTGACTATGGCCGCGGTCGTGGTAACAGTGGTAAGAGTTACAGGGACCCAACCTTCCGGAGAGATGAATGATAGAGTACAATGGATACAAGATCGTAGGTGATGGCTCCTACGGCTACAAGGAGATTAAGTCTCTCGGTCGTGGGGCACTACCCCTGACGCTACGTGGCGTATTCACTTCGGAGAAGGTGGCACGTCAAGCAATTGACTACCACTTGGCTACTAAGGTGAACAAAGATGACAAGGCAGATTAATGCTGTTGAGATTAACAAGTTTGTTGCTGGGCTGATCACGGAGGCTAGTCCTCTTACCTTCCCACCAAACGCCAGCCTGGACGAGGACAACTTTGTCCTCCTTCGGGATGGTTCTCGTGAGCGTCGCCTCGGGATGGACTATGAGGCTAACTATGTTAACGTGGTCACTGGCGTAACAGTCCCAGTCAACGGCGACATTGCTACTACGTCCATTCGCTGGAACAACGCTGGTGGTGATGCACAGAAGAACTTGCTGGTCGTACAGATCGGCAATCAGATCAAGATCTTTGACGCCGGGTCTCAGCCTATTAGCGGCAACGTAATCTACACTCGCACCTTTGACGAGGTGGCTGTAGATAAGAGCTTCTCTTATGCAGTGGTGGACGGCACCATGGTCATTGCAACCGGCCTCAAGCCAATCACTGTGCTGAAGTATGCTGGTGGTGTTGTAACCTCTGAAGACCGTACCCTACTTATTCGTGACCAGTTTGGTGTGATGGATATTGTAGATGGTGTGAATCTTCGGGAGGGTAACAATGTAACCATCCGACCAACCACTCGCACTCAGACTCACACGTACAACCTCCGTAACCAGACCTTTGCGACCCCTCGTAAGGTAGTTACTTCCGAGTCTGTACTTGATCCAATCACTGCTTTCCGTAACATCGCAGGTAAAGATCCGTCCAACTGTGATGCTGTGACCTCCGCCCTGTACGCGGATGCCAACGACTCTGATGACCGCCTCTCTGAGCGTTTCAACGCCAAGGACATCATCAACAGCCCAGTTGGTACTTACCCAGCTCCAAAGGGTTATTTCATCATTGATGCAATGACTCGTGGGACTAGCCGACTAGCTGAATATCAGAAGCTGATGTCTCAGTACAGCCAGCTTACTGTTGGGGTCACTGTGCTGCCTGTTGACACTACCCCAGGTGGTGCATCTGTGGTGGCCGAGTATAGCGGACGTGTGTTCTATGCTGGCTTCTCTGGTGAGATCACCGGTGGTGACAACAACTCCCCACGGATGTCCTCGTATGTGCTGTTCAGTCAACTGGTAGAAGATCCTACTGACATCACCACCTGCTATCAGGATGGTGACCCAACCAGTAAAGATACTCCAGACTTGCTGGACACTGATGGTGGCTTCATTCGTATTGAG